CAGGCGAAGGGCGTCCGGGGTCTGCTCGATCGCGGCGCGGGTGCCAGCGAACGCAGGGGTGGGAGTGCCGTCGAACGCGAGCACTCCGTCGATCCACACACGGGTCGCCGTCGGGTCGATGCCGGCCGGGCCCGAGTCCGCGAGCTCGAGGGCGATCGTCGAGTTGATGGGCACGTCCGTCTCGTCGGGCCCGGGCGAGCGATTGATGAGCAGCGGGCGAGCCGTCTCCACCGTCGCCGCGACGGACTCCACAACAAGCGCGGGCAGCTCGAGCTCGGCCATCACACGCTCACCAGCTCCAGGCGCACGCCGACTTCGTGCGCGCCGGTCAGCTTCGACACGTTCGCGGCCAAATCCGTGATGGTTCGCGTGCGGCCCGACTCACACGTAGTGCGCGCGAGCTTGACGCCATCGACCACGACCGATGCTTCCCATGCTCCTCCAGCTGGGAGCCCCGGCGGCACCCGGAGCGTGAGCCGAGCGCGGACGAGGGTAACGCCCGTGAGGTCGGTCGTCTGCACGACCTCGGCGAAGTCGCCCGTCGCGAGGTCGAATAGACGCCCGGGCTCGAGGTCTCCGAGCACGAAGCGCAGCTCGCCGGGAGCGACTTCCACGCGCCCTTGCGACACGCCGAGGTTCGTGCGGAAGGCGTCGAGCTCGGACATCGAATCGGCCTACTGGAATTGACGGTAGATCTGAAGGTGGTCGAAGAACCCGCGGCGCGTGACATCGGCGACCGCGAAGCCGAATCCGCCGCGGCCCGACGTGAGGGGTTGCGAGCCGCTGTTGATGCCGAGTTGGTCGTCGATGAACACCGGCATGCCCGCGACGGGCTGCCATTGGGGAGGTACGACGAGGGGATTGGCGTCGAGGTCGTTGCGCATCACGGTGAGCACCACATCGCCGTTCGGATTGACGACGGCATCGAGCCGCAGATGAAGCCACGTTCCCTGCGTGAAGCTCTCGCTCGAGCGGAGCAGTACGCCCGGTCCATCGGATTCGGGCACACCCGCGACGATGCTGCCCTTGCGCAGGACGATGCGGTGCGGGTCATCGTCGGACAGGCCGAGCAGGTAGGCGTTGTCGTTGACCGAGGTGCCCTGGCCGCAGACGAACAGGAACGGCGAGAACCCCGTGGGGCCGCCGCCTGGCCCGCGCTGGATGCAGCCACGAATGGTCGCGCCCTTTGCCATCGGCGCGAAGTGCTGCAGATTTACGAACAGCGCGACTGCGCCCTTGGCCGCTACGAGGGAGTTGAATCCGTACAGGAATGCCCCTCCCCCGGGCGGACGGGCAATGCCGGCGGTCACACCGCGGTCGACTGAGGCGATATCGAGTCCATCGTTCAGGAACGTCCAGTCCGCGCTGCCCATTGGTCCTCCGTCACGGTGTGTGCTGCATCGGTGTCCACGCGCCCTCGAAGCGCTCGACGTTGACGGTCCAGCCGTCGAACCCGGCGCCCTCCCACGTTGCGGAGAACGGCGGCATCCAGGCCTCGAATCCTTCGACCGGCTGGCCGTCGAACTCGGCCGCGTCGTCGGTGACGTCGTCCCACGAGCTCACGAACGGCGACGACACCCAGCCGGTCTCCATATCGTCGAAGTCGTTGCCGGCGAAGAGAGCCGGGTCGGCGTTGCCGCCGGTCAGCTCCACCAGCAGCGGGCCGTCGTTCCAACCCTCCTCGAAGTCCTCGAATCCTTCGGCGAGCGAGTCGAACATCGCGATCGCGATATCGGCTTGCCCGAAGCTCGTGCGCAGCTCGAACCATCGCTCGAAGTCCTCCTGAGCGCTCTCCGGGACGGGACCGAATCCCGCGATGCGCTGCGCATGACACAGCGTACGAAGGGTCCAATTCGCGGCTTCGCCAGGCAGCGCACCGGGTTCATGGAAAACGGGATTGAGGAGCATCAGAGGATGACCCCCGAGTCGCCGTCGAACAGGGTGACCATCCGCAGGACGGGGAATTCCTTGAGCCCGAGCTTCACGTCCGCTGGCAGCCCGTTGAGCTTAAGATCGTAGGGGCCGTCGCCGAGCTTGCGTACGCCGTCGGTGTCGCGAACGACGTTGAACACGTCCGACCACGCGATCTCGCCCGCGGGGTTGCCCTCGGCGTCGCGCACGTTGAAGCCGAAGTCGATGTCGGGATTGGGCGTCCCATCGAGGAGTTCGATGCGGAACATCTCCGTGAGCCGCCGTCGGATGCGGTCTCGCGTGTCGCCCGGTGAGGCGCCTTGCCGCAGGAAGACGCGCGCCTCGACGTCGACGGTCCGGTAGACGGGGTCCTGCACGCTGACCTGGAACGTGAGCGTGCACGGGTAGACCTCGGTCACCTGCTTGAGCACGAGGTTCTTCAGGGCAGGCGTGGGGAGCCCGCCGCCCTTCGGAATCACGAACAGCACGCCGCTGTTCTCCTGGATGGTCGCGTCCTCGTTCGAGGTGAGCATGAGCGCGCGCGAGACACCGGGGACGCGACGCGCGTTGATCTCGAAGTCCTCGCGCGACACCGTGCGCGTGAGGGCGCGAAGGCTCTCCGGAGCCAAGAGCTTGGCCGCCGCGATGCTCTGGCGGTCGGAGCCCCCCTGCGCCGGCTCCGGATTGGTGACCATCAGCCGGACTGGACGCCCGTGCGCGTCGGCGAAGCTGCCCTCCACGACGACAAGCCGTCCGGTATCCACGTTGCCCATCGCCCCGCCGCCGGTCTTGTATGTGACCGAGATCGTGCCCGATGGCGGTGCGCCGTTCACCCCGTTGCCGAAGCGGATCATCCCCCGGTCGCTTTGGTCGACGAGCACAAGAAAATGCCTGTCGTTCGGCCCCGAGCCGAGCAGGCTGTCGACTTCGACGTACGTGCCATTTGAAGCGGCGATCGATGCAGAGCCGTCGAGGTAGGGCGTTCGGTCCAGGAGCAGGTCGAGGCCTGCAAGGCCGCGCGAATCGAAGAGCTGCGTGTGCGTCGCGGAGTTCTCGACGACCGCAGCGGCGACCGGAGGCGACGTCCCGGCGGCGATCACCAAGGGCGCCAGCAGCTGGAAGCGCACCGGCTCCGTCACCTCCTGGGTCCGCACCACGGTCCCCGCCTGAAGCGCCACGTTGGCCGACGGCGGCGCTTGCAGCGAGAACTGGACCGTGGCCTTGGCCGCGCGAGCCCCCTGCAACGTGAAGCCAAGCATGCGGGCCAGCGCGATCACGTTCTTGCGCTGCGTCGCGGTCGCCAAGCGCGACTCGCGGGCTTGGGCGTCGAGGTAGTACGTGATGACGTCACCGACGAAGGCGTACATCTCGAGCAGGATGTTGCCGAAGCCCGCGACCGAGAAGTCACTCCACTCGGGGAAGACCGACTGGAGCAGGGCGATGAGCCGCTCGCGCAGGGCGTCGAAGTCCTTGTCGGTGTAGTCGACGCTGGGCGGGAGCACGGGCACGGCAGGAACCTCCGGGGAGGCAGAGGACGCTGACGCCGGGTCCGGGACAGCCTATTGGGCAATCGGAATCGAGAGCGACCTTGTCCCCGAGGAAGCCGCCGTTGCCCGGTATCTCAGGCGAATGGTCACCGTGGCCCCATCCCGTGCGACGCCCAGCTCGAGAATCTGTGCTTCCGGCAACCACTTCCGCAGTGCATCCCGAACGTACACGCGAGCAAGCTCGGCCAGGATAGCGTCGTTGTTCTTGTGTCGCAGGAGTTGAAGCGGCGTGCCGAACGCGGTTCTCCATGGGAGCTCGCCCGATGATCGAGCTGTGGCGCCCTCTGTGGCGAGCAGCTGCTCGACCTTGGACGCGAGCAACTCCTCCCCGTCACCGGACGCGAAGTCGCGCTTCCTGTCACGCCTGAACGGGGTGAGAAGGCCGGTCATTTCATGGGTCCCGGCACGGCCGTGCGCGCCGCCTCGAGCGCCTTGATGAGCGCGTCGAAGGGCGGGATGGCGTCGTCGAGCGGGCGGCCGGCTAGGTCCTTGAGGTCCGGTACCTGCGGGCCGCCGATCAGGCCCATGAAGATGTTGATGATGCCGAGAAGCTTGCCGAGTGCGGCGAGGGCCTTGCCGACGTTCGCCGCCTCGGTCGCGACGTTTGCCTGGGCGCACTGGCAGATCGCCATCAGGCCGGCGTCGGCGAGGTTCTTCGCGCGATCGATTGCGCCCAGGATCTGGAGCATCTGCGCCTGCAGGTGCATGAGCTGGCTGCGCACGGTGCGAAGCGTCTCGATGGCGAGAGTGAGGAGCCGTCGCACCATCCGCGGCAGGACCACCCACGGCAGCATGTTGAGCAGCTTGTTGAGCTTCTCAGCGAGATCGGGAAGACACGCCGTGAGAATGCTCGGGTCGGGTGGCGGGCCGAGGGCGTCTGGGATTGCCTTTACGCAATTATAGATGGCGACGATCATGTCGATCATGTCGAAAAACGGCACCAAGGGCGTCAATACCGGCTGAATTATCTTCATCAGATTGACGTCCGAGATTTCGATCGGACCGGGCATCACGAAGTCGAATGGGTCTGGGAATTCGGGCAATTCCAAGCAAATGTCGAACGCCATCAGATAGCCTCCGCCACGGGGCGAACCACCCGGCCCGCGATGTTCACCTGCGTGGCCTCGAGCGTGATGCCGCCGACGGCGCGGATGGTGAGCGAGGTCGTCGCCTGCAGCGTGACCGTGTTCGCCTCGGCGTTGAACTCGAGGTAGTCGCCAGTCTTCTTGTTGGTCAGTTTGAGCTTCCGCGCGCCCTTGGTTTCGTCGAGCTCGATGCGGAAGGTCTCGGTCGCCAAGACCCGATTGTCGGGCGGCTCCTTCTGCGCCTCTTCCGGCACTTCGGATTGCCCGTCGGGCTTCCCCCAGTGCGCTGCGAGGTAGTAGGGCTGGTCGATGTCCCCCTGATTGAAGAACAGCGCGACCTCGGCGTTCTCCTCGGGCACGGCAAAGAACCCTCGATTCTTCGAGCCTCCCCCGACGGTGCCGAGCGGCCAGGCCCAGCCGCTTCCGGGCTCGATCAGCCCGGGAACGCACACGCGGACGCGGCCGAGTTGCTCGGGGTCTTTCCGGTCGACCACGTATCCCACGTACATGCCGAGCAGCCGCGTGTCGTTCTGCCCGAGGTCGTCATCGAATTGCGGATACACGATTATCGCCCTCCACCGTGTGGCCTTGCCTCGGGGTCGTTCGAGCGGCCGCTGTCGTCGCGGTATTCGACGTAGGTCTCCCCGGTCTCCGCGTTGACCCGTTCGACGGGCTGGCGTTTGCCAGGCACCTTGGGCGCCGACGCGTTGTGGTCGCCGGTCTGCGGCTTGGTGCGCTGCGAGCCCGCACCCCCACCCTGACCGGGCTTTCCCTTGCCGTCGCGCTTGAGCTTGAGGTCTACCGTGTAGCCCGACGACGACACGGAGTGCTTGGCCTCGGTGACGTAGTACTTCCCCGAGAGCAGCGGCGAGATGCCTCGGACCTCGACCACGGTCTTCGCGGCGATCGTCGGGTCGCCGACCACCTGCATCGTGAGCTTGATGGTCTCGCGTTCGGCCTTCACGAAGCGGGCGTCGGCTTCTCGCTGGGCGGCGGTCTTCGTGGTGGCGGTCGAAGGCGCGACGTTCGCCGTCGCGTTTCTCTTCAGCACCGACGTGGTCCCGCTGGCCGGGTTGACCACCTCGATTGTGTCGGCGAGCGTCGACCTCCTGGCCGTGTCGGCGTTCGACGACACCTCGTGCGTGGTCTTCGCCTTCGGGTCGCGCCCCTTCACGGTCACGTTGCCAGCACGCTTCGCAAGGTCGGAGTCCGTGTTGACGGAAATCACATCGCCCTGCTCGGGGTCCGCGTACCACGTGAACACGTGGGTGGGAGCCGAATCCTGGCGTCGCGGGTGGAAGTGCAGCCCGGTGCCGTCCACGAAAAACTGGAAGCCCTCTTTGGCCGCGAGGCGGGTGAGGAAT